ACCTAGCATATCGGTCCATTGGAAATATATCCCATTTGGACAGCAATATGCTAGCCTACGCGAAAGACTTGCCAGAGGTTGGTGGGACCATTAAGGCGCTCATCAACCTAGTCAGGAATCCTGACAATCCGGCAAGTTGGGCCTCTGCCTGGCTCTCTGCGAGGTTTGCAGATAGATTAACTATCGCTGACTCCAGAGAAATTGTCATCGCTTTCAAAGAACTCTTTAATGAGTCACTTAGGAAGATGTATGACATCTGCGGTACTCTCACATTTAAAACCCGCGCTCGAAAGACGTGGGCCGTTGAATGCGACGAGTTTTCGCAGGCCAGTTATCTCGCAAATTACACTGTCTACTTTTCGAATGCAGACGGTGGTTCAGATCTAATGAAATTCATTAGAACTGCCTATGAGTGGGATTTCTATCCTACTCTTGGGAATTTGTGGGATCTCGTACCGTACTCATTTGTAGCTGACTGGTTCCTTAACATCGGTGGTCTCTTTGAGAAAATCGATGCAAGTATCCAGACAAACTACTATAGTTTCCATAAGGTGATTAAGTCCATAAAACAGACGCATTACCTTTTTGGGAACTATCCTGAGTACACGACCTTGACGGCTAAATCAGCGTATACGGTTTTCTACCGCCGCTTGATTAGTCGTCGCCTCGACTCATTCTGTTACCAAGCAGAATGGCGTTTGCCATCGGCAATTAACATTGTCGATAGCGCTTCCCTCATCTTGCAGAGAATTTCTTAATCTGCAAGGACCGCCCGCGCTGTTTAAAGGCGCAGAAGGGAGATCAATATGGCATGGCCTACTGATCCCTATACGGCAGGCAACTGGTCCGTTGAAGTCTTAACGACCGATACTAGGACCACGGCCAAAACCGTATCCGTAACTGACATGGACTGGGCGAATGATTTCGTCGTGTCGAAGGAGTCCAACGGGTCTGAGTGCGTTCTGACGAACGTCACCGGTTCCGCATTGGTCTCTCCAGAGATCGTACGTTTTCAGAGGAGCAACATCGATGATATTTACAAGAATATCAAAGTTGAAGTTCCCAATTCCGCCCGCCTGCCGGCCAAGAAGGGCATCCGCACGTATGTGGAGCTCAACCTGTGCCTGCAGGCAACCAACTCGGTGTCCGGTGAGGAATACCTCATCCCCTTCCGGGGTGCGGTATTTCTCGAGATGCCCACAGCTAGCCTTGTTACAAGCGATGCTGTGGACTATCTGCTCAAGAGGACTGTCGCTTCCCTGTTCAAGACAGGCGTCGTGACTGATTCCCTTGAGGTCGGACTTGCACGCGGCGACTTGAATCCGCAGACTTAATTGTCTTAGGAGGTAGTCTATGCGTACACCGGTTCGGTTTGTCGCAGATCGTTCTCGGTTCGAGGCGATCAACATGTCCGTCCAAGGTACCCCGTTATCCGTTGGAGACCGGGAGTTATTCTTGGACATCCTTGTACAGAGAGAAGCCCTGTATGAGGACCTCCTACCCGGGCAGCCGAATCAGTTTCGAAGGGTACTATTCAATCTCAAAGAGATTGATGTGTACCAGTTCTATACTGATGTTAAACTGTGCACTTCTGCTTTCATGCAGTTGTGCACAGGGGACTGCCCAGACGACACTTGGTCTGGTTTTAAACGCCAGATCAGGCGGAATCACATCTCGTCGATGTGGTTTCCGTCAACGTGTCAGGCATTCTTTCCCATCAACGATGAGGAGAAATTCTCAAAGTTGAGGCAGTGGCTTGTTTTCGACTCCCGGATGAACTTCCGTGATGTCGATTATGGCGACCGCCTTGAGGAGGAATACCTTGCGGATGAGGGGAAACTGCAGAACCTGCACTACGATGAAGAACTCATCGCAGAGTTGAAGTCTGTAGTCAGCTTCTGGTTCCGTGACTTGGATTTTACGAAAGTAAAGCCACGTTTCGGTCCAGGCGCTACTGCTACCCTCAGAAGAGGTGCGTCTTTCGTGGAGAAAGCGAATGAGCTTACCCCGAATGACAATCTTCTTCGGATCTGTAGTGAGGTCTTCTGGGTTGATCCCGAAGACTTTCTTCCAGATCCTAGCAGGACTGTGGTTGGTTCGGATTGGTCTTGTTCAAAGATCCATTTCGTCCCAAAGACGCCGATTACTAATAGAGTAATTAGCGCCGAACCCACAGTTCTCTCTTGGTTTCAGCAAGCTCTAAGAAGTGTTTTTTACAGATACTTCGACGAGCACCGCTCTGAAATGCATATTTCATTGCGGGACCAAGAGAGGTCGCAGCGTCTTGCTTTAAATGGTAGTCTCCATGGTGACATGTCGACTATCGACCTAAGCAAGGCGTCCGACACGGTGACGATACAGCTTATCCGTGAGATTTTCGCGGATAGACCTGACATCCTCTATTGCTTGGAGGAGACGCGTTGTGTTTCGACACAACTGCCGTCTGGTCAGGTCGTCGAGTTGGCTAAGTTCGCTCCTATGGGGAGCGCAGTTTGCTTTCCTATAGAAAGCTTAGTCTTCTCGGCTGTCTGTATGGTCGTGGTGCGGAGGCGGCGGCTCCATTCCGCTTATGCGGTTTATGGAGACGACATCGTCATCGAAACCTCGTTGTTTGATGATGTTTGTGAACTTCTGACCCAACTTCACTTTAAGGTGAATGAGGATAAGTCGTTCAGTAACACATCGCGCTACCGGTTTAGAGAGGCCTGCGGTATCGAAGCCTTAAATGGCAAAGATATCACTCCTCTACGCGTCCCGAGGTTCTTCCAAGGGGCGTATAGAGCGAAGCAGTTCTCAAAGAACCGACGAGGCCAGATGTCGGCGTTGTTCCCCGAAGCTATTGTCGGTTTGACAGAGTACATCAATCGATGTACCCTGACAACCTACGAGACACTTCGTTCCGTGCTGCATCTGCAAGCACGCGATGCCTGGTGGTACTACCAAGTGCTCAGAGTTCCTTATGGAACCGAGGGCCCAAGGCCATGTATCATCTGCCTCGGCGATACGGCAACGAACTACAAGGTAAAGCACAGGTATAACAGGTCTTTACAGAGATCTGAAGTACAAGTACTGACCCTTCATGCTCGACCGAATCGTCGACCTACCGATAACCTTGATCACTTGAGATTATTCTTGTGGTTTTGGTACTCGGAGATCGAAGATCAAAAGGAACAAGTAGATTGGCTGTCGGCCAGTCTAGGCGTTTCTGCTGATCCCAGAGGGCGGACTCTTACGAGTCAGGACATCGATCGTATGATTGACGATAATGTCATTTCATACGATGGGACCGCGCACGCGAGTTTACGGCTCGCATGGGTACCGTGCTAAGGGTACCACCCTGGCGTGAGCTAGGGTAGGGTTGCTGGTTTTCCAGCCTGGGGAGAAGCGTTTGTGTCGTTGGTAACAACGACACGTGACGTCGTTGAAATCAACTAAGCAGGGGCAATCTCCC